CATCAAGCTGACGGCAGGCGGAACAGAGATCACCAGCGCACAGATCAACCTATCCGGCGTGGTGACATTTTCGGATTTGAGCACATGGAACCAGGACAAGACAATCATCAACGGCGGCAATATCACGACCGGGCAGCTGCATAACCTCAACTACACCACCGTGTACGACCTGGACAACGCCTGGATTCGCATGGGCACCGAGGCCGGTGAGCGCGTATTTTTGGACAACCGGCACATCGCATGGTATGCCACCATCAACACCGGCAGCATCGGCCTGACCGGCGTGCTGTACTCTGAGGCTGGCAGCTCCTACATTGGGGCGTGCAGCAAGTACGCCAAGTACGGCTGGGTTGACGGCCTTAACCCCACATCTTACGTTGGGATGCAGATCACCTACAACCGAAGCGATGACTGCGATGCCGATTTTAATACGACCCGCGTTGGCGTGAGCGGCAAGCTGAATGTACACAATCTGGACGTTTGGGGCGAAAAATCCCGCGTGGTGCCTACCAGCTTCGGCGCGCTGAAAATGGCCGCATTTGAGACGCCGCTGCCGACCTTTGCAGACTGGGGACGTGGCGAATGCGGGCCGGACGGCTGGTGCCTAATTGCCCTTGACCCGCGCTATGCGGAGACCATCGCTCAGTACGGGCAGCCCGCCTGGCTGCTGACGGATTGCGATGGCACCGGGCACCTGTGGGCCGAAAACTGCGGCCAGTACGCCATTGTACACGGCGCACCGAGGCAGCAATTTGTGTGGCTCTGCATGGCCGCCCAGAAGGGGTACGAGGGCGGATACGCCGAACCCAGCGAATGCAATTATCCTGCAGGCACTCCGGCGGGCATTGACATGGCGGCCAGCACCGCCGCGCGTGCCCTGGATGCCGGTGCCGATGCAGCAGAGGATCTATTAACCATGGATACCGGCGCAAACCTGGCCGTTGATACACTATTAGAAGATTTGGAGGGCAACGAAATATGAAAAAATTGAGCGCCGTGGCAATCGTAACGACCGCTGAGGGCGAACGCGTGAGCTACACATACACCGAATTGGACAGTGATGGCAATATCACCAGCCAGAACAACCGGGGGTCTTTTGTGGCCCTTGACGAAGAGGTTCTGGCGGCCATTGCCACGCTGAAAAATGCCGTGAACGCGCGGCTGTAAGGAGGAAAAGACCATGACCGATACCAAACGCATTAAAGAGTGCAAACGCAAGATTATTGCCGCGATCAATGAAGCGAAAATCCCCTTTGCGGTATCTGAGCTGGTTCTGGAAAACGTGCTTGCCGCCGTGCGGGAGAACATGGCCGCCGAGGAAGCAGCGGCGGCAAACATCGAAACTCCGAAAACAGAGGAAGAAAAGCTGCCGAACTAGGAGAAAAACGAATGAAACAGGGAACGCAATTTGTGCTGCCCGTGGAAATCGGCATGAGCCTGGACGAGATAAGCCGGATCGAATTTGTATTTAAGCAAAAAAATTATAATGGCTTCCCGGCCATTAAATCCAACGTCTGGCCGGATGACTGCACCCGGCAAGCGGGGCAGAACATCATCCTTATCCCCTGGACGCGGGAAGAAACGTACAAATTCCTGGGCGGCGAAACATTGTACATGGACACCCGCATCACGTTGCGGGACAGCACTGACCAGCCGCAGACAGAGATTCTGGCGCTCAAAATGAGCCCGACCTTATTCCAGGAGGTTGATGGTGCATGATCCAGGTGCGAGTGGCCCAACAGCACGCCGTATCGGTGCGCATTACAGGCACCGCAGTGGTTAGCGCGCCGGAGTATGCAGGGCCATATGACATCACGCCGTTGCTCTCGGCGCAGACCTTGCCCACCGCAAAGCGGTTATTGCAGCAGAACATAACAATCAAAAAGATACCTCAGTACGAGGTAACCAACGATTCCAACGGTTACACACTGATTATAGGAGAGGAGTACTACAATGCCCAATAAATACGTAAACAAGGTTGTTATCGGCAAGGAAACGAAGCTTGACCTGACTGCCGATACCATTACCCCGGACAAGCTCGCAAAAGGTATCACAGCGCACGACAAGTCCGGCGCCCCTATTACCGGTACCAGCACGAAAGACGCGGATACCAGCGATGCTACCGCAGCTGTGGCGGAGGTTTTGAACGGGAAAACATTCTACGCGCGTGGCGCTAAAATGACCGGCACAATGCCCAACAACGGCGAAGTCAACGGTGAAATCAGCACCGTTTCTGGTAAGTACACCATTCCCATGGGCTTTCATGATGGCGCGGGCGGAGTGACTATCGCAGCGACCGAACAGGCCAAGCTGGTGCCCACAAATATCCGCGAGGGCGTTACGGTCCTGGGCGTGAAAGGCTCTATGAGCGGCAGCGAAGGTATGAAGCCGCAGGCCAAGAGCGTTACGCCGACCTTTGAGCAGCAGGTTGTGCTGCCCGACAAAGCGTATAACTGCCTGTCCCAAGTTACTGTGCAGGCGATCCCGGCCACATACGTTGATAATGCGGCTGGCGGCCAGACGTTGACGATCGGAGGCTGAGCATGGCCGTAAACAAGGTTGTTATCAATGATGAAGTCGTCCTCGACCTGACCGGCGATACGGTGCAGGCTGCCGACCTGCCGAAAGGGGTAATTGCCCACAGTGCCACAGGGGCCAAAGTCACCGGAACCACAAACTATGCCGGTTCCAGCAACGCAGGCGGCTCCGCAACGAGCGCCGAAAAACTAAATAACAGCCTGACCATCAAACTGAACGGAACCAGTCAGGGCGCATGGGACGGCAGCAGCGCAAAAACCATTGACATAACGGCAGCCAGCGTTGGCGCGACAAACGTTACGCTCAGAAGGTGGTGACAGTTGCATGGGTGTGTATTTAGGCAGCGATGCCGTTGACATGCAGGGCGGCTTTGTGACGGGTGGTGCCAGCGGCGTAAAATTGCAGAGCAAAACAGTTACCCCAAGTGAGAATACCCAAACCGTAAATCCTGACAGCAGTTACGACGCTTTAAGTTCCGTCACGGTGGAAGCCATATCGAACACGTATATCGGTAGCAGCGTAACCAAGAAAAGCGCCGCCACTTATACTCCGGGAACGAGTGACCAGAGCATTGCATCTGGGCAATACCTGAGCGGGACACAAACAATCAAGGGCGATGCAAACCTGGTGGCCGGGAACATTAAGAGCGGTGTGAGTATTTTTGGAGTTTCTGGTACTTACACGGGCAGCAGCAGTGGTGGAAGCGGAAGTGTGAGTTTACAAAGCAAAACTGTATCGCCAAGTGAAAGAACACAGACTGTAAAACCTGACAGCGGATACGGCGGATTGAGCCAGGTGACTGTAAATGCTATTTCGACTACATATGTGGGCAGTGGTGTGACCAAGAAAGCTGCTGCGACTTATACACCATCGACCAGTAACCAGACGATTGCCGCAAGCCAGTATTTAAGTGGTGCTCAAACCATTAAAGGTGATGCAAACCTTGTGGCCGGAAACATCAAAAGCGGTGTGAGCATTTTTGGCGTGACAGGAACTTATGCCGGCGGCGGGAGTTCCGGCGGCAGTGGCAATAACAATGTGGAGGCTTATGCCATTACGGACACCAACCCCAGCGTTAGTTTTAGGCGCACTGACGGGGCAATCAAGATTTGGGGCTACGGCACCATGACCAGTTCCGGCGGCTGGGGCCAGCAGACTACGAGCCTGATCGCGTTTGAGGGTGACAAGTACCACAAGAGCGCCATATACGGCGGCCCAAGCAGCACCAATCTGAGCCTAAGCATCAGCAACGGCAAACTCTCCGGCCTGCCGAGTGGACTGACGGCGATCAACGCTGTCGTTACGAGAGGTATATGATTATGGCAACTGATACAAAGCTGGACAGCCTGGTGATCAACTACCTGTCGCAAGCCCAGTATGATAATGCTAAGAGTAAAGGAACGCTGAACAGCAACCAGATCTATATGACACCGGCCTCCTCCAGTACCTATACGCTGCCTGCCGCTACCAGCTCAACCCTGGGTGGTGTGAAATTAAGTGATTCGACCAGTTCAACGAGTTCGACCAATGGTGGTGTTGCGGCAACGCCGGCGGCGGTGAAGGCGGCCATCGCGGAAGCAAAACTTGCAGCCTGGCCGGTTGGCAGCATTTACATGAGCGTAAGCAGTACAAGCCCGGCGACTTTGTTTGGCGGTACTTGGGAAAGAATTTCTGAACGCTTTTTGCTTGGCGCTTCTAGCAGTTATCCCGCAGGTGGTACAGGGGGTGAAATCACCCATAAACTTACACAAAGCGAGCTACCGAATTATTCGTTGTCTGTGACGAACGGAAGCAACGTAATACGCTCCAAAACCGGAAACTCTGCGGATGCGTATGTTCAAACGCAATCAGGCGGCTGGGGTATTCCGAACTGGGAATCCAAAACCGTAACAGTCGCCTCCGGCGGTTCCGGGAAAGCCCACAACAACATGCCGCCCTATCTGGCGGTAAATATGTGGAAGAGGACAAAATAAGGACAACAAATCATGAGACTTTCAAACGAAGACGTTCTGCTTCACTGGCCCCTGGCCCAGCACATTATCACCGCAGGCTGGCTCTACAATGACGGCAGTCTGCACCGGGCGCTGGATTTCCGCGCGGCGGTGGGCACGCCCGTGTACGCTGCGGAGGGTGGCATGGTGGAGACGGCCTACCGCTGGAACGGCAAGCGCACCCAGGGGGACATCAACAGCTATGGCAACATGGTCAAGCTGCGCCACACGACCTACAAGTACGGAGCCCTCGAAACCCTGTATGCCCATCTGAGCAAGCTCTGCGTGACCCAGGGTCAGCAGGTGCAGGAGGGTCAGCTGATCGGCTACAGCGGCGATACCGGCAACTGTTACGGCGCACACCTGCATTTTGAGGTGCGCTGGAAAGGCCAGCGCACGAACCCGCTGAACTGGCTGGACAACGATTTTAGCACGGCCAGCAGTGCGGTCAAGCTGGGCAGCTACAGCAGCGTACAAAGCACAAGTACAAAGGAAGTGAAGCGTATGTATTATGCAATCGACGTATCGAAACACCAGGGCAAATTTGATTGGCAGGCAGCCTACAGCAAGGGCATCCGCCACGCCATGCTGCGCGCCGGGTATGGCCGTTACAGCAGCCAGGTTGACCCGCAGTTTGAGCGCAACGCAGCGGAGTGTGCCCGGCTGGGCATCCAGTACGGCGTGTACTGGTACAGCTACGCCAGTACCCCGGCGGAAGCCCGCCAGGAGGCCCGCTGCTGCCTGGCCGCGATCAAGGGCAAGCACCTGTGCCTGCCGGTGGCCTATGACATTGAATATGAACCGTGCATTTTGCGCCTGACCAATGCGCAGCGCACGGCACTGGTGGCGGCGTTCCTGGGCGAGGTCGAGGCGGCTGGATACTACGGCATCCTGTATGCTAGCTGCAATTTTATTCGCAACTGCCTGGACTACAAGGCGCTGTCCAAATACGATATCTGGGTTGCCCAGTATGGCAGCACATGCACCTGCCCCCTGCCGTATGGCATCTGGCAGTATTCCAGCCGCAACGCGCTGGGCGTGCCCGGCTACGGCACCAGCCTGGACTGCAACCGCGTCTACAAGGATTATGAGCAGCTGATGATCCAGGCGGGCCTGCAGGGCCACACCGCGCCCACACCGGAGGATACCACCCCCAACAAGCTGGACAAGCAGCAAATCACCATTGGCCGTATCTCCAGCGGCGACCGCGCAACCATCCGCGCCCTGTGCGATGGGCTGGGACTGATCGCGGCGGGCCTGTACCGCGAAACCTGTGCGGATGGCAACCAGTGGATGCTGGACGTTGGGCCGGTATCCAGCGGCGACGCATGGTACATCATGCGTAAGTGCGCAGAGCTGCAGCTGATTGACGCAGGGCTGTACAAGGCCGAGTATGTGGAGGAGTGACCGTGCTGGACTGGATCATCAGATACTGGGTGCAGTGGCTCTTCGGCCTGATCTGCGCCGCACTGCTGGCAGGCTACCGTCGCCTGGCCAAGCGGGTGAAGGAGCAGGAAGAGGAGCGCAAAGCCATTAAGGCCGGACTTCTGGCTATCCTGCACGACCGCCTGTATGCCGAGTGCTCCCGCTGCCTTGCGCAGGGCAGCATCGACACGGACGCCATGAGGAATCTGGAATACCTCTACCGCAGCTACCATGCCCTGGGCGGCAACGGCACAGGTACGGAGCTGTACAACCGCGCCAAGGCCCTGCCGATCAGAAACGATTGAACACCTACACAACAAACACATAGGAGGAAATCATCATGGATTTTGCATCTTTTGGCATCGCATCCGTTGCCTGCATCACCGTTATCTGCTACCTTGCCGCAACGGCTGTCAAGCAGACCCCACTGGCAAATAAGTGGCTGCCGTCCATTTGCGGCGCCCTTGGCGGCCTGCTGGGTCTGGCCGCCATGTACATCAACGTGCCAGACTTCCCGGCAGGCGACCCATTGACAGCGCTGGCCGTGGGCATTGTTTCCGGCCTGGCTGCGACCGGCGCGGATCAGGTTATCAAGCAGGCAAGCAAAGACAACTGACCAGCAAGTTACCAGCAAGTTAAATAATCCATAATTAAAGCGGCGGGCTTTTCCTCATTTCAGGGATTGCCCGCCGCTTATTTTTTTTATTTTTGCTGGTCTTTTTGCGCATTGTACCACGTTAAAAACTCACCAAAGAGGCGCTGCTCTGCCTCTTTGCGGGCGGCAATGGCTTTATTTTTGTCGGCGCCGCAATACAGGTGGTACCGCTCCCCCTTAAAATAGATGTATGCGACATATTTTCCGTCTTTTCTGCACGACACACCGCGCACGCCTGTGGTGTTGTTCCGTTGGGCTTTGCTCGATGATATTCGGCTAACGTTGGTGCCGTCAACCTGCCCGAGCTTATCGGCAATGGGTTTGGTGGTCAGGTTGCGGTTTTTTATGCACCCGCAGCTGATCTGCTTGGAGTGGGCGATGGTACGGCTCGGCAGCTCCACGATTTTACCGCAGTTAAGGCAGCGGCAGCGGAAAACCCGGTTGCCGTCTTGCCTCTTCGCAGTCGGCTCGATAACGTACAGATAGCCAAATGTTTGCCCGGATAAATCCTTAAACGGCGGCATGGCTTAGCCCTCAAGGTAGGCACGTAGCGCAGCGCGTACAACTTCGCTGCGGTTGCCGCCGCCCGCAGTGACACGGGCGTCCAGCTTGTCCAGCAGCTCCTGCGGTAGCAGGACGTTGAGGCGGGCATCCTCTACCACCTCGCCAAACGCCGCCTCGTAGGTGTTGCCGTCAAGGTACTTCTCTGCCCACTCGCGGGCGGCGTCCTCGGTGATGGGGGTGATCTCCTCGCCCCAGCCCCAGTTGCCATCCTGTTTGGGGAAACCGTTGCCGTAGTTGTGTATAAAATACTTGCCCGCCTTGGTGCGGTATAAATCTTGTCCGCGATAGTAGATGTCATTGGGCAAGAAATTGTTTTCGTGAACACCGAGCCGCTGGGCGGTTTCGGTGTTGTAGCGGCTGCCGTTGATGATCTTTTTCATGGTGTGGCTCCTTTTTTATATTACATCTGCTTTGCGTCAAAAAGCGACGATACGGATACGATCTCAAAGGGGATTTCTTCGCGCTTGCCGGAGCTGGTCGGTGCGGTTATGGTCAGCGCCTGCAGCGCCTCGTCAATGGCTTGATCATAGTCGCCTGTCACGCGGATGGCGGGGACGAAGGCAAGGACCAGATCGATGTTGCCGTCCTTGGCTTTGTAGTCGGAGCGGATGCCGCCCGGCACAGCGTGGATGAAGTCGGGCAGGGAAACCGTCACGGCTTTGTGGTGCGGTATGCCTTTGGGTTCGTGACCTTCGTAGCTCCAGCCTTCCGGCAAGCGAAAGTTTCTGTAGGTGTCGTTCTGTACGGCGGTGAAATAGGCGTTTTCGGCGGGGGTGTAATTGCCGGTGCGGTGGGATGCCAAAGCGATGGTGATGATAATCTCGGTAGTCATAGTGTTTTCTCCTTTGTTTGTGTGGGGTGTTTCGTATCTCTTATGTTGTACTTATTATAGCACAGATAATATTTAATGTCAATGCGTATTTACAAAAAATATTATTTTATGTCAATAGGAGACTTTGCCGCCACCGCGGTCAAGCAGACCCCGCTGGCCAACAAATGGCTGCCGTCCATCTGCGGCGCCCTTGGCGGCCTGCTGGGCCTGGCCGCCATGTACATCAACGTGCCGGATTTTCCCGCCACTGATCCCCTGACCGCCCTGGCCGTGGGCATTGTTTCCGGCCTGGCTGCGACCGGCGCGGATCAGATCATTAAGCAGGCGAGCAAGTAAGCCAAAAAGG